TACTATTCATATCTACGAAGGCGAACTCGACGCACTTTCAGGATGGGAAGCCTATGAAGGTTGGGCGCATGTCTCACTACCTCATGGGGCAAATTCCGCAAAAAAAGATATCCAGAAACAACTTCAATTTTTACAAGGTTTTAAAAAGATTATCTTATTTTTTGATAATGATGAACCCGGTAGAAAAGCGACAGAGGAAGTGGCTGCTATCTTACCAAGTGGGAAAGTTGAAATTGCCCATCTTCCGGATAAATACAAGGATGCTTCTGATGCTCTTATGGCTGGAGATGCTGAGGCAATTAGAAAAGCCATTTGGAATGCTACGCCGTATCAGCCAGATGGTATCGTCGAAGGTAAATCGCTTCTTGAATTAGTTACTAACCCTAGTCCTCCATGTGACTTTGAGTATCCATTTGCAGGACTGCAAAGATTAACTCATGGATGCAGATACGGAGAGCTTACTGTAATTTCAGCAGGCACTGGGCAGGGCAAGTCAACGCTGACAAGGCAGTTGGCAACTCACTTTTTAGACACAAACGAGCGTGTAGGATACATAGCTCTGGAGGAATCAAATAGAAGAACAGCTTTAGGCTTAATGTCTGTAGCAACTGGTAAAGCATTACATCTTGGAGAACATACCAAGGAAACATTACAAGAAGCTTATGACTACACGCTCAAAAACTGGAATCTCTTCTTATATGACCACTTCGGCAGTGCTGATCCTGATATTATTTACAGTCGCATTGAATATATGGCACTCGCGCTCGAAACAAAGATCATATTTCTGGACCATTTAAGTATATTAATCTCTGGATTAGAAGGAGATGAAAGAAAAACAATTGACAACACCATGACTAGATTAAGAACTTTAGTCGAAAGAACAGGTATAAAACTATTTTTGGTATCTCATCTACGTAGAACACAAACAGATAAGAACCACGAAGAAGGTGCTCGTGTAACTCTAGGTCAACTTAGAGGTTCAGCTGCAATATCTCAGCTTGCAGATGAAGTTTGGGGACTCGAAAGAAACCAACAAACGGAAGCTGAAGATGTAACAATCCTTCGAGTACTAAAGAATAGATATTCCGGAGAGGTTGGTGTCGCATGTCAATTGAAATACAACAAAGAAACATGTAAATACGATGAAACTACGGAGCCAATTTTCAATCCCAGCACAGACTTCTGAGCTGAAGAAACCAAAACCACCCACAAAACAAGCAAAGAAAAAAGCAAAGTTTAGGGATAAAACATATACCGCTAAAAAATAATGCTGGTATTCGATATAGAAACAAACGGTTTATTATATGACGTTTCACAAATACATTGCATTTCCACTTTCGATACCAAAGAGGAAAAAAGCTACGTATATAACGATCAAGATGACGAGACGCCCAGCATCAGGGATGGTATCAATCAACTTATGGAAGCTGATACTCTCGCTGGGCACAATATTATTGGGTATGACCTTCCTGTTTTACGGAAGCTTAGCACTGAGTTTTCTACTAGTGCTGAATGCGTTGATACTCTTGTCCTTTCTCGCCTATTTCATCCAAATTTAATGGAAATAGATAAGAAAAGGAGATGGCGACATATGCCACAACAACTATGGGGACGACATTCACTGGAAGCTTATGGTTACAGATTAGGAGAATATAAAGGAGACTTTGGTAAAACTTCTGACTGGCAACAGTGGAGTCAAGAAATGCAGGACTATATGGTCCAAGACGTTAAAGTTACCACCAAATTATGCGAACACTTCCGCCCTTATCTGACGCGTGTAGATTAGAGCATCGCGTCGCTGAGATATTAACTGAACAAGAAATACATGGATGGACATTCGACCAACAAAAAGCTCAGCAACTTGAGTCATCTCTCCGACGAGAGATGGAAGAAATTGTTGAAGTACTTCGAGGACAATTCCCTTTCGTTGCAGGATCGTTGTTCACTCCTAAACGAGATAACGCAACACAAGGATACAGAGAAGGATGTGAAATACAACGAATAAAGGAGTTTAACCCAACATCACGAGACCACATAGCATGGATTCTGACGACTCATTTCAAAGTCAAATTGAGCAAGACCACCACGACTGGGAAACCAATTATCGACGAGATTACATTGATGGAGATAGATATTCCCTTCTCGAAACAATGTGCGAAATGTTTGACGATAAAGAAGAAGCTTGGAATGATATCCGAAGGCGTGAACGCATGGAACAAGCTTGTTACTGGTGAAGGTCGAATACACCATCACTGCTCGGTTAGTACGAACACATTTAGATGTGCTCATCGTAAACCGAATTTAGCTCAGTGTCCTGCTGATAAAGAATTTAGAGAACTATTTACTGCTAGTCCAAGAATGATAATGGTAGGAGCCGATTTAAGCGGAATCGAACTACGCATGCTTGCCCATTATCTTGGCAGATATGACGGAGGTCGATACGCGAATATCTTACTAAACGATGATATACATCAAGTAAATGCAGACAAAATAGGAATCACCAGACGCCAAGTCAAGACTGTCACATATGCCTTCTTGTATGGTGCTGGAAACGAAAAATTAGGAATGAGTTATGATAACTCTTTACAACCCAAGGAAGCCCGTAAAAAGGGACAAGAGATTAGAGAGGCTTACGTATCTGCAATCGAAGGACTCAGTGACTTACTGGGAGCGGTTTCAAATAAGGCTACTGCTGGTTACCTCTTGGCATTGGACGGACGAAGGGTGCTGGTCGATTCACCGCACAAAGCACTAAACTATTTACTTCAATGCTCGGCAGGAATTGTCGCGAAGCGTTGGATGGTAATAGCAGATGACCGACTACAACCATTTCACACTCATCAACTAGCATTTGTACACGACGAATTGCAATACGAATGCAGACCATATTATGCAGTTGGTGTAAAAAAAGAATTAGAAAAATCAGCAATATTAGCTGGAGAATATTACCAATTACGTTGTCCCATAGCTGCCGAAGCAAAAGAAGGACCAACATGGGCTGACGTACATTAAATATGAAATTATTAATTGATTGCGACTATATAGTCTATAAATGCTGTGCAGCAGCAGAAACAGAAATGGATTTTGGTGATGACGTCATAGTTGTTACTTCTAACTTTTCTGACGCTATGAAATGTGTCAAAAGAGATTTAGACAGAATCCAAAATGAACTAGGTTCGTTTGATGATGAATTAATATTGTTTTTTACGAGTCCTAATAATTTTAGGAAAAAAATTTTGCCCGAATACAAGGGTCATCGACAACGAAAAAAGCCCTGTGGATTTAAACGTGTCATACAGGAACTTAAAAAACAATACAGAGTTATCCTCAAAGATACACTCGAAGCCGATGATTCTATAGGAATCTATGCTACAAAATATCCCGGAAACATAATTGTCTCTCCTGACAAAGATATGAGACAGATTCCCGGTAAACTATATGACTTCAAAGAAACTGTAGACATCACTCCAGAAGAAGGAGCAAGGTGGCACCTAATACAATCAATGGCTGGAGATAATACTGATGGTTATTCAGGAGTTCCCGGCATTGGTGTTAAAAAAGCAGAGAAAATCTTTGAAGAAAAAGGATATACATGGCAAGCAGTCGTTGAAACTTTTAAAGAAAAAGACATGACTGAAGAAGACGCGCTAATTAATGCACGACTAGCAAGAATTTTAACTACTGACGACTACGATCATGAAAAAAGAGAACCAATCCTCTGGCAACCTGTGGGACAGTACAAAATTGACCCTCCATCAAGACTTAGAAATGAGAGAGATCCAATTAGCACTACATGAAATAGATAAAGAAACCATGATGGAACTATACATAAGGTTACAAGAGCAAGTTTTCAAATTAAATAACTTAATAGCACCACTCATCTATGAAGCTAAAAGAAAAAAACGAAGGTCCTGACTACTACCAGAGAGGGAACATAGAGGTATGGGATTTCATTAGAGATCAATCCCTGAACTATCACCTTGGAAATGTAATCAAATATATATGTCGTGCTGGATATAAAGACAACGACTTAAAAGATTTAAAAAAAGCTGCCCATTATTTACTCAATGAAATCGAAAACAGAAGCCAATTGGATAGCTAGGACTGGTCGAGTCCAAGCATGGATTGATAATCCACAAGATCGTCTACCCGTAAGCTGCACCATTTTTAACGTGCAGGATTCAATGGAAGGACCCGATGGGATCGAAGCAAGCTGGAGATTTGTGTCGCATGCTCTGCGATTTGGAGCAGGAGTTGCGGTGCACTTGTCGGAACTTAGACCAAAAGGAACAACAACAAATAAAGGACCTGATTCACTTGTTGCAAGTGGACCAGTCTCATTCGGAAAAATCTACTCAACATTAAATGAAATTCTTAGACGCGGGGGGACGTACCGCAACGGCGCGTGCGTTCTTCACCTTGATATTAATCACGCCGATATTCTTGACTTCGTGCAAGCAGAAAGACACGAGCTCCCATGGGTCAAACGATGTGTTGACCTTACCAAAGAACAATGGGCTAATACAGAAGATAGAACAAAGAAATCTATACTTGAAGGAATTGCAAGAGGAGACATTTGGCTCAACAAAATAAAATATGACAAAAAAGGTAACAGAATCAGATCGAATGTTTGCTTGGAAGTTTATCTGCCCTCACGTGGAACATGCCTCCTACAACATATCAATCTTTCAGCCTGTCGTATCGGCGACCTCCGACCAGCTTTCGCTAAAGGTATGTCGGAACTGTGCGATCTCCATGGCAAAACAGGTGTTGGTGAATCTGGAGAGTATCTAAAACCAAAACATGATCGACAGGTAGGACTAGGAATGCTTGGCTTAGCCAACTTCTTAGCCAATAATAATATTACTTATGCCGAGTTTGGTAAGGCTTTAAAAGCAACTAATAATGCTGAGTCTTACGAAGGTTACGCAGGATTAGCAGCACGCGAGCTCTTCCTCGGCATACAACAAGCTGCTAACATTGCTCGTGAGAATCATATGGAAAGAGCATTTGCTATTGCTCCAACCGCTAGTTGTTCTTACAGAAGTAGAGACCTTAAAGGCTTTACTGCTACACCAGAAATTGCACCTCCTATTAGCAGAATAGTTGATAGAGATTCAGGTGAGTTTGGTGTAGAGCAAGTTAATTATGGAAATGTAGAGATCGCATCTGAAGTTGGATGGGAGAGTTATAAGTTAGTAGCAGATCAGATAATGATTATGCTCGAAAGAACAGAATTGCTTCATGGCTATAGCTTCAACAGTTGGAGCGATATGGTGACTTACGATGAGGCTTTTATAGAAGAGTGGTTACTCAGCCCACAGACTTCTTTATATTATGCCTTACAAGTAATGGGAGACACTCAGGATAAGACAGATGCTTACGCAGCACTAGAAGATACCTCAGTCGAAGATTACTTAGCAGAAATTATGAGTAATAAACCAGATGATATAGCTTGTGATTGTCAGCAATGAACCCCTACTTAAAATTACTGTCCCGGAAAAGATCTTGGACACCCGTACAAACATCTAAAGGAAAACTAAAAGAAGGTGCAGAAGAAACCATCTACCGTGCACTTGCAATACGCCATATGGAGTTACCAGTTGGCGAGTTTATTACAGAAGCACTTGATAAAAATGTTCCCGACTCTGCCAGAGCACTTCTAGAGTCAAACGTTAAGGACGAGATTAAACATGATCTTGCTCTTGGCTACATCACCAACGCACTAGGCGTCGATGACCAAGCCGAAGCTGAAGCACTGCGCTTACGTGCAGCATGGGAGGAACACCCAGACCACACAATACTTAAAGCATTAGTAGCAGAGAGAGCAATCTTCTTTGTATTACTACCATTCTTTAGATTTTGTGGTGATGCCGGTCTAAGAACTGTTAGTGCAGACATATCTAGAGATGAGCAAGTCCATGTGGCAGCTAACTCTTTAGTATGTGCAGAGCTAGGACTTAAACCTAGTCAGTCATTAGACAAGCTAAGAAAGGCAACAATTAATTGGGTAATGCAACCCTTAAAACAAAGTTCCGATAGATATTTGGACAAAAAATTTTGGCTAGATGCCAGTGATCGACTTATGTACGAAGGCAAAGCACCAGAATTTTCTCAGACCAAGGCAGCTAGAATGCCTGCATTTTTTGAACACTCGAATGTCAATCTCCCTCAATACTCTTAAGCTTCATAACGACAGACTTAATGAGTTAATTAAGAAGTTAGATGATAACTTCGGGTGGGAACCAGTTCACCCAAAAGAATCAATCGAATCAATTATGTATAGAGCTGGACAAGCCAGCGTAATTGATTACATAAAATCAATCGAAGAAGAGGAAATTTAATTATGTGTATAGGAGGAGGAGGCGGAATGCCTGCACCACCACCACCACTACCACCAGCTCCACCACCACCATTACCTCCAACACCAACGGCACCACCTCCTGATCCAATCATCAAGGATGTGAACCCACAGGTTAAGAGAGCTAAGAAAGACCGTGGTAATAAAAGTAAAAACCAGTACTCAAGAGGTACAGGATCATTAAGGATTAAATTAAATCCTAAAGTTAATACAGGTATGACCGGACAAGGCGGTTCCGGAGGGCTTAACTAATGTTAGCTCGTGAGAGATACAATCAACTGGTAACAGATCGAAGACAATTCCTAGACAAAGCCGTTGATTGTTCAAAGCTCACGTTACCTTATTTAATTCAAGACGATACATCTTCAAGACCAACACACGAGACTCTCAATATTCCGTGGCAATCAGTAGGTTCTAAGTGTACGGTAGGGCTTGCAGCAAAACTAATGCTGGCAATCCTACCTCCACAAGGAACCTTTTTTAAGCTACAAGTAAGAGAGGATAAGTTAGGTGAAGATTTACCACCTGAAGCAAGGTCAGAACTTGATCTTTCTTTATCTAAGATGGAGCGAATGGTCATGGACTACATCGCTGCATCTAATGACAGAGTTGTTATACATCAAGCATTAAAACATTTAATTGTTGGTGGTAATGCTTTGTTATTTATGGGTAAAGATGGAATAAAGAACTACCCTCTCAATAGGTACGTCGTCAACAGAGATGGAAATGGTAACGTCCTAGAAATAGTTACAAAGGAATTGATAAGTCGTGATGTGCTTGGGTATGACATACCAAAGCCACAACCTAATACAGGTATTGACGAAACCAGTGGTAGTAATACAGATGATGTCGAAGTTTATACGTATGTGAAACTAGAAAACGGCAGATGGGTATGGCACCAAGAAGTATTAGATAAGATAATTCCAAACACAAGAAGTACTGCTCCTAAGAATGCAAGCCCTTGGCTCGTTCTTACTTTTAATTCTGTAGACGGAGAACAGTACGGTCGTGGCAGAGTAGAAGAGTTCCTTGGTGATCTCAAATCTCTCGAAGGATTATCACAAGCATTAGTTGAAGGGGCAGCTGCTGCCAGTAAAGTTATTTTTCTGGTCTCACCATCCTCAACAACTAAACCAGCAACCATAGCTAAAGCCGGAAACGGTGCAATAGTTCAAGGAAGAGCAGAGGACGTACAAGTCGTCCAAGTAGGTAAGACGGCAGATTTTTCAACAGCAGCTCAAATGGCTCAGACTGTAGAAAGAAGATTACTTGAAGCTTTCCTTGTAATGAATGTAAGGAATGCAGAGAGGGTAACAGCAGAAGAAGTCAGACTAACTCAGTTAGAACTAGAGCAACAGCTTGGTGGCATCTTTAGTTTGTTAACTACATCTTTCCTCATACCTTATTTAGATAGAACTTTACTAGTTTTACAAAGAACAAATGAATTACCTAAGTTACCTAAAGATGTTATTAGACCAGCAATAGTAGCTGGTGTAAATGCTTTGGGAAGAGGTCAAGACAGAGAAGCACTCACTATGTTTATGCAAACAGTTGCAGGCACAGTGGGACCAGAAATGATGATGAAATTTATCAATCCATTGGAAGCTATCAAACGTCTTGCTGCTGCACAAGGTATTGATGTTCTGAACTTAGTTAAGACTCAGCAACAGTTAGCTGAAGAGAAAGAAGAATTAATGCAGACACAGCAGAATCAAACTTTACTTGAACAAGCTGGTCAGTTTGCTAATTCAAAATTAGCTGACACAGAAAACTTGCAAAACATGCAAGGAATGATGCAACCACCACAAGAACAACCAGAATAAATGGCAGAAACATTTACAAGTGATAACTCTCCAGAAACAGAAGTACTTACCCCAGAAGAACAAGATTCTCTTGCGGTAGGAGAGAAGCTAGTAGCAGAACAAGAACAGTTACTGGCTGGTAAATATAGAAATGCTGAAGACTTAGAAGCAGCTTACTTATCATTACAAAAGAAACTTGGACAAGAAGAAACAGACTACGAAGAAAGCGACGAAGGATATGCAGAAGAAGAAGAAAGCGATGAGGAGGTATCTGATGAAGCTCCTGCGGTCAGTTTGATTAACGAAGCTTCAGAAGAATACTATGCGAATGATGGTCAACTTAGTGAGGAAACAATATCTAGGTTTTCTGAAATGAGCAGCCAAGATTTGGTTAATGCTTACTTAGAGATCCAAGCCAACAATCCGCAAGCACCTCAACAGTCTGTTGAAATGTCAGAGGCACAAGTAAATAGTGTCCAGAATGCAGCAGGCGGAGAAGCTAACTACAACCAAGTAATCGAATGGGCTGCAAGTAATTTACCTGATGCACAGATCAATGCTTTTGATTCTGTCGTTGACTCAGGAAATCCAGCAGCTATTGGCATTGCTTTCCAAGGACTTCAATCAGCGTACAACGAAGCCAATGGCTACGAAGGTCGTATGCTACAAGGTAAAGCTCCCACCTCTGCTGGTGAAATATTTAGATCACAGGCAGAGCTTGTAGCAGCGATGGGCGACCCTCGCTATGACAATGATCCAGCTTACAGAGCTGATGTTGTCGAGAAATTAAACAGATCAGATCTACAATTTTAATTATGAAAACAAAAGATCTTGATACGTTACTTGAAAACGAATACCCTTACGAACCACCAATAAGAGTAATGACACACTACACAAAAAAATCACATCCAATAATGACTCCAGAAGCAGAAAGATTTAATGGCTGGGCAGCAATGCTTGGCATAGTAGCAGCTCTAGGAGCTTACGCTACAACCGGTCAAATTATCCCCGGTGTATTTTAAATGGCTGCAATCTTAGTAACAAGAGAAAGCAGTAGCATAGGTTAATGGCACATCAATCTAATGGAGGAGGCTTCGGTAGAGCTAATGTCACCCGATATTCTTTTATGAATGAAGAAGAAGAAAAAAAGAAAGAAACTGATAAAGAACTTTCTGACGATGATAACTCTGATAACTAATTGCTTTATCATTGCCGGTGTCACAAGACACTGGATACAACCTAAACAAAAACACATGATATTACGTCCGTTCATCCCCCCGGGGACGCATGACAACCAAGGCATGGAACGGGGCTTTGGTATATGGAGATAACCATGAAAGAAGTTACTTTAGTATATCGTGGTGTTGCTTACAAAAGAGTAATCAAGTAGATCTTTGGGGAGGTGCGAATCCTCCCTGCTCAATTTGGCTTTTGCCCTCTGAGGAGGATACCATTAGCCGTCGACGGTGGGAAACAGACCACAAAGCGTGCAGTCTCACGCTAGACCAAATAAGACTGACAACATTCTAACGTTAGGAACGACAATATATACCCTTACATTTTAAAGATAAATGGCTTATCCCGGTTCATTCGATCATCAATCGAATGTGAATCCAGCACAGCTGACTCGTCAAGGTCAGTCAAACAGTGCAGGTGACGCTAGAGCACTTTACCTTAAATTGTTTAGTGGAGAAATGTTTAAAGGCTTCCAGCATGAGACAGTGGCTCGTGACATGGTTACTAAAAGAACATTAAAGAATGGAAAATCATTACAGTTTATCTACACCGGTAGAACAACTGCTGAGTTCCATACTCCCGGAAACAGTATTTTAGGTAACGACAAAGGCGCACCTCCAGTCGCAGAAAAAACAATTACATGCGACGACCTATTAATTTCATCCGCATTTGTATATGAGCTAGACGAGACTCTTGCTCACTATGAATTACGTGGAGAAATTTCTAGAAAAATTGGACACGCTCTTGCTGAAAAATATGACAGACTAATTTTTAGAGCAATTGCAAAAGGAGCAAGACAAGCTTCTCCAATTACAGCAACAGGTTTAGTAGAACCCGGTGGTACTCAAATAAGAGTCGGTAGTGGTACTAACGAATCTGATGCTTACAGCGCAAGCAACTTAGTTAATGCTTTCTATGATGCAGCAGCAGCACTAGACGAAAAAGGTGTATCTTCAGCAGGAAGATGTGCAGTACTTAACCCTCGTCAGTACTACGCTTTGATCCAAGACATTGGTACTAACGGTCTTATCAACAGAGACGTTCAAGGTACAGCATTACAAGGCGGAAACGGAATCGTTGAGATTGCAGGTATCAAAATCTACAAGTCAATGAACATCCCATTCCTTGGACAACATGGTGTTAAGTATGGTGGCACAACTGGAGAAACATCTCCACAAAGAATGCCAAATAACGTAGGTGATGACATCCTAGATGGACAGGCTTCAGTAGCAGGACTTAACAACAACTATGGTTCAGCAACAGCTTTCGACAAATCATGTGGACTAATCTTCCAGAAGGAAGCCGCAGGGGTTGTAGAAGCTATTGGACCACAAGTTCAGGTTACATCAGGCGACGTTTCAGTTGTTTACCAAGGTGACGTAATCCTTGGAAGACTAGCTATGGGCGCAGATTTCCTAAACCCAGCAGCAGCAGTAGAACTTTATGTAGGAGGAACAGCTCCTTCAGGATTTGGTACTACTTACCCAGCTAACGCTTAATTTTTATTTTTATATACGGGAGCTTCGGCTCCCTTTTTTTTATTTATGACTACTCAAATAGCAACCGATACCGAACTATCCGCAGTTAACTCTATCTTGGGTAGCATTGGTCAATCTCCAGTTACCACTCTAGGAACAGTAACGACTGACTCGACAAACTCTGGACAAGAAATAGTAAATACTTATGCTAACCCTCAGATTGCATTGATACATAACATTCTTATGGAAGCAAATAAGAACGTACAGAATCAGGGATGGCATTTTAATAAAGAAGACAACTTAAAAGTTTCTCCTGACTCCAATGGACATTTTGTTATACCAAATAACTATTTAAGGTTTGACATCCATGAAGGACAGTACGATAAAAGTAGAGATGTTGTTAGAAAAGATGGAAAATTATATGACAACGTACGTCATACAAATGTATTTAATTCAGATCTTTATTTTGACGTAACTTATTTATTTGCTTTTCCCGATGTACCACCAGCAATACAACGATACATAATAACCGTTGCAAGTATTAAAGCAGCAACACAATTAGTTTCTAATCCAGATTTAGTTAAGCTTTTACAAATAGAAGAAGCAGAGAATAAGGCAGCTGCATTGGAATACGACTGTGAAATGGGAGATCATACCTTCTTTGGATTTCCACAGGAAAGTAATTATAGATCTTATCAACCTTATAAAGCACTTATTAGATAATGCCAAACATTACACAAACTATTCCCAATTTAGCTCAAGGAATATCACAACAACCTGATGAATATAAAATTCCCGGTCAGGTGAAAGACATGAAAAACGCCTTACCTGATGTTAGCCAAGGACTATTAAAGAGACCGGCTGGAAAGTTTGTGGCATCTTTAAGTGATGGTACTAACAACTCTTGGATAACTGGTAAATGGTTTCACTACTACAGAGATGAAACTGAACAATATATAGGTCAAGTAATTAGGCGAAAAAATATTGATGGAACTTCTCATGCTGATGATGGAAAAATCAGAATGTGGAACTGTCTTACAGGTAATGAAAAAACTGTTGTTAATGGAATAGGTAACGACAATTATCTTATACACACTAATGACGAAGATATACAAACACTAACTCTTAACGATTTTACTTATATAAACAACAGATCAGTTACAACTGAGATGGATGAAAATGTAGTTGAACCTCTAGGAGATTTTGGTAAAGAAGTTTTTCTTGAGTTAAAAACTATATCTTATTCAAAACAGTATTCAGTAAATCTTTTTGACAATACTGACCTTAGTACAGTTACTACAGCAACACGTATTAAAGTTACTCTACTTAACTCTAGTAATAACTACTGTGATTCTAATGGCTACATGAGAGTACATGATGCTAGAGGTGGTCTAGGGTTTGCAAGATGTGATGCAGTTGCAGGAGATGGTAGGGATGCTTTTGCACCTAATGTTGATACTCGTATATTTAACGTTAGTGGTTTACAAGAAGATGGTACTAATACTCAACTTACTGACACAGGAGCTGTTGGTGGACTTTACGTATCTGATGCTTCCACTAATCCAGTGACAACTGCTCACACAGATACAAACTATAGCTACATAATTGACGTTCAGAAAAAACCTTTTGGAGCGAGTTGGGTACAACCATCTGCTACTGGTACTGGTAATAATGTTGTCACTGTAACTACAGCTACACCACATGGGTTGTCAGTAGGAACTGCAATGTATTTTGATTTAGTTGCTCCCGGTGATGTTGACCAATATGGAACTGTTGCATCAGTTATTGGTACAGTTGAAAGTTCAACCTCATTTACATTTGTAGCTCAAAATTACAACAATACAGGTAGTACTTGGAGTGGCAATGTAAATTGTTATGAAAGACATCAGGTTGGAAGAAAGAATTTATATTTTCGTATAGCTACAACAGGACAGTCTGTACCTTATGGTTCTGGTTCGTCAGTTACATACCAAGCTAGATATACAACTACATACGACTTACTTCATGGTGGTGAAGGTTGGCAAAAAGGTGATCGTTTCCATGTTTGGATGAAGGATGGTTATTACAGGATTGAAATTGAAGAAATTAGTGAAGCTAAAGTTCAAGCAAACTTAGGTTTAATAAGACCACAACCTACACCTTTCGATACTAAAACTACTATTACTGCTGAAAGCATTCTTGGAGATATTAGAACTGAGTTAATAGCAACTGGTAATTTTACTGACAATGATATTACAACTATTGGTAATGGATTACATATCAAAAGAAATACTATATTCAATTCCTCTACGCCTGTAGGAGAACTGATAAATGTTGTATCCGGAAAGGTAGATGATGTAGGAGATCTCCCTACACAGTGCAAACACGGGATGGTTGTAGAAGTTGTTAATAGTGAGGCTGAGGAAGATAACCACTTTGTAAAATTTTTTGGCAAAAAAAAATCTGATGGTACTTATATGGATGGTGAAGGTACATGGGAAGAATGTGCTCAACCGGGAAGAAAGATAAGACTAAAAAGATCTACTATGCCAGTAGTTCTTATTAGAACTCAAGATGGTAATTTTAGACTTACTGAATTAGATGGATCAACTTACGGTATATCATCTTTACAGGAGTCAGCTACATTTACATCTACACTTTCTAATAATATAGTTACTGTTAACAAACCAAATCATGGTTTTATTGATGAAGAGCTTGTAAATATTGTAAGTGCTGGGTTAACTAACGGGCAGTTTAATATTACGAAAATAGATGAAAATAGTTTTAGTTATATATCTGCCGCTAATGAAGGTAATCAAACATCAGCATCTTGTACAGTAGGACCGGGATTTATAGTTCCACAATGGGATGATGCTTTAGTTGGTGACCATGTAACTAATCCTGAACCTTCTTTCATTGGTAAGAATATAAACAAAATGCTGTTCTTTAGAAACAGATTTACAGTACTTTCTGATGAAAATATAATAATGTCTCGTCCCGGAGACTTTACAAACTTTTTTGCTAAATCAGCTATCGAATTAATAGCAAGTGATCCTATAGATATTTCAGCTAGTTCAGAATATCCAGCTATTATTTATGACGGAATACAAGTTAATACTGGTTTAGTTTTATTTAGTAAAAACCAACAATTCATGCTCACTACAGATAGTGATGTATTCAGTCCACAAACAGCAAAAATAAATGCTCTCTCTACTTACAATTTTAACTATTCAACTAACCCTATATCTCTTGGTACAACTATCGGCTTTCTAGATAATGCTGGTAAATACTCAAGATTCTTTGAGATGGCAGAAGTACAACGAGAAGGCGAGCCAGCGATTATAGAACAAAGTGCAGTTGTTTCTAGACTATTTGAAAAAGATTTAAAGCTTATATCTAACTCAAGAGAAAATGATGTAATATTTTTCAGTGAAGAAGATACCTCTACTCTTTATGGTTACAGATATTTTGACCAGATTACAGAAAGAAAATTAGCTTCATGGTTTAAGTGGACCTTAACAGGAAAGATCCAATACCATTGCATGCAAGATGACAACTTGTATGTAGTTGTAAGTAATGGAGAAAGTTCTAACGAAAAACATCAACTACTTAAATATGCTATCAAGATGGATTCTAATACTTTTGCATTAGCAGAAAATAGAGTTCATTTAGATCATTTAATGCCAGTTACTACTGTAGCTGGTGATTATCAAGAGGCTTCAAATAAAACTACATTTACAAAACCTGTAGGACTAGAAGCTAATACTTATCAATTAGCTGCATATGATGTAGATGCTGGAGATCAATTAGGTAGGTATGCAAATAATGTAACTTACAATAGCACTACTAATAAATTAGAAATTCCCGGTGATTGGAGTAATCAAACATTTTTAGTTGGTTACTTATTTGATATGGAAATTAAGATACCAACAATTTATTATGTAACTCAAGCTGGTCAAAACTGGAGAGCTGATACTAGAGCAAATACTATTTTACATAGAGTGAAGTTTGGATTTGGTCCAGTTGGTATATATACAACAACTCTTAGTAGAACAGGAAGAGTAGATTATTCTGAAACCTTTGAAGTAGCTGCTGCTGATACTTATCAAGCTAATACAGCAGGCGTAACTGATGACAATATTTTGAGAACAGTTCCTATTTATGACAGGAATACAAACGTATCTCTATCCCTTAAATCTACACACCCAGCTCCCGCCACAATTCATAACATGACGTGGGAAGGAGTTTACACAAACAATAATTACGAACGTGTTTAATATCACCCTTACAGAAAACGAATTACGTTACTACATACAATGGCTTAAAAAAAACAGTATGTATAAAGGTATGAAAATACCCCTAGGTAATCCGTGGGAATCTTGGATGCAAGAAACCTTAGACAAATTAGAACACACATTAAATGAGTAAACATATCCACCCTGCAACAACAGAGGCTGCACTACGTGTGGCTTCTAACTTGTTACCCGACGATTATCGGGAAGTAAAAGAAGGTCATGGACATGACCCTTTAAATGCTCTGGTTGTCGGAGTACATAACTCTGATTCAGTCTATTTTACTAACCCAGATGATGAGATATGTGGCATGGCAGGAGTCCATAGAAATGGACAAATCTGGATGCTATGTACCCCAGCTATTTTAAAGTTTCCTCATACATTTGCTAGAGAAGCAAAAAGGTATGTGAACTTAAGACAAGAAAAGTTACTGTGGAATTTTGTTGACGAAAGAAACAAAATCCATCTTAAGTTACTTAGGTTTTTAGGTTTTAAATTTCTTAGGAGATTTCCCTACGGACCAAACAATTTATCCTTTATAGAATTTTGCCGTGTGCGATCCAGTAGTAGGTAGTTTCGCGTCTGGTGCTATGAATGCTATTGGTTCAGCAGCTAAAGCTAGTGCTCAGAACAAAGCAGCCAGAAGAAACTACGAACATAAATTAAAAATAAGAGAAAGAAAATGGATGATGGACACATCTTTGTTTAAAACAAAAGTTGTCCAATTTGAAAAGAATATAAGCGAAGCAAATCTAGCTGCACAAAGAGCTTATACCGAATCACAAATTAACCTAAATAATGTAAGAGAAAAAGCAATGCTTGACCATCAAGTAGACTTTAAGAACCTACTTGAAGCTGAAGGAATTATTGAAGCACAAGCTGCGGAACGAGGCGTACGCGGAGCAAGTATAACAAGAATGCTAAATATGAATTTAGCTAAAATGGGTATGGCTAATAGTCAACGTAGTAGAGCTTTAACTGAATCAAATTATGCTTTTAATTTAGGTAATGAACGAATAAGAAGACGACTAATTTCAGATAAAAATAATATGTATAGCAAAGTTGCTATTCAACTGGTACCTGACTTACCACCTCCTCCTCCAGTTATGCAGAATGTAGGTTTACAACTAGCTACAGGACTTGCAGGCGCAGCATTTGGTGCTTGGGGTGAATATGACGGTGGACCTAGTATAACTTCTACACAACAAACAACATCGGCATAATGGCACAAAACGGATACACATTCACCCCCGGTCAATATGATCGTATTACACAAACTGACGTAGTACCAGAGCAAGAAAAAAGTAATGCAAGAATACTAGCTTCTGAGGAAAAATTCTTAGAAGAAATGAATGCAAGAGATGATGCTCTTGTAGAAAATACTAGAAAAAATTGGGAATCGTTAAGTAATTTATCTTCTAGCGTTGCGAGCTGGATACAGCAAAAAGCTGAAAAAGATAAGAAAGAAAAACTACAAGCCGGTGCTGCATATGCACTTAAAATGCCAGCTACTGCTGAAGATATACAAGCGTTAATAGATCAAGAAAATGGACTACATGACTCACATCTTCAGATCAGTAAAATAGCTGATCGCATAGAAGAAGAGACTGGTAGTTTTGAACTTGCAGAAGAATTTAGAAATTTATCTGGCTGGAAACAGTATGCTTATGTAAAAGCTAGTTTGCAAAGAGCAGCAGGAAATTACACTGATTTTAAAAATGAAAAAAGAGCTACTACATTTTTAACTCTTAAAGATGGTACTGAAATACGTTACAACAATGCTAACGAAGCACAACGTAGAGGCTTAGATGCAAAGATAAGACATGAATTTTCTGAGCAATTTATAGGAGTTAATGAAAAGTTATTATCTGCTACTGTTGCTCCTGAGATCCTTAAAGTTGATGAAGCTGAAATAGCTGAAGCAAGACAAGAAAGAAATAAAACTGCAAAACAATTTGCAAAAGATGAAGAACTAAGAGGTATTGAAAATATTATCACCACTGACTCAGCAAGATCTTTAGAATTAGTTAACCAATGGATTGAGAGAAATAGTGGGATTTATGGAGGTATAAATGGATCAAGACTTGCTTTTAGAAGAAGAGTCGTAGATCTTGTAAAGAGTGGACAGCTTAGTTTTTTTGAAGCTAGAGGTTTAGTGACTCAAAAGTTTTATCATACTGGTGATAAGAAGGAAGTTACTTTAGAAAAATTTAAGGAGTTTGATGGTTTTTTAGACGAGCTTACAAAGGCTAATAATGAGTATAGAAGAACTAAACTTGATGATGATAAGTTTACAGTAGAAGCAGAAGCAGAAGCTCTTCGTAAACAAATTGAAGAAAGTGGTAAAGAATTAACTATTGAACAAAAAAAAAATTATATAAAACTACGTAATGAAAGATTTCCAGATGTTCCTTTAAATCAGGATGAACAATTTTTTATTTATGGTTATCGAGATGACAATACTATGAGGACAACCTTACTTCAAAAAGTAGAAAGTTCTGGTGGTATTACACAGCTTGATTTAAAAGAAGCAAGCCCAACAATACGTAGAGAATTTCAAAGTAATTTAGTTCCTGATGGTAATACTCAGATAAGTTCAATGGCACAACTAAATACTAAAGATCAAAAATACATAACAGATTTAGTTGGTGTTGCATCTAAACAAACTGGAACCTTAGAATCTAAAGATGTACATTATTACGCACTACTTAATAAAACTGAAGAGCTTTATGTACAAACATATAACGAGACATTAAAGCACACAAAAAACCCTGCAATGGCAACTGAGGCAGCTCAGAAAATTATTGGTGCCTCTTTACAAAGACAAGAATGGATTGACAACAATTCTAAATTTGAAGAATATTCACGAAACAGTGAGTACGAAAGAAAATTAGTCAGAGCACAAAGACAGGTTCAACCAGAAACTAAAGGATACATAACAACACTATTAGAAGCACCTCAAGCACAAAAAGAAGATCTTTTAAATTGGGCTAAGAAAGGTGGTAAAGGTCCAGTACCTTACTACTATCGCGCATTAGCACAACAAAATAGAATACTTCCTAGAGAGTTAGCTTGGAAACAGGCAAATATTCTGTCAGGAAATGCCATTGAATTTGATGGAGATGAGGAAATAAAGCAATTTAATATTCCTCCATCAATGCTTTATATGTTTTTAGAACACCCTACTAAAAACGGATACACAAGATTTAATCACGACGTTAATACTATTAATAACGAAGAAGACGAAAACGAAGTACACCCTTATGAAGAAGACGAAGACATTGATTAATAAGTAACTGCGGTCTTATTTGAATCTCTATCTTCAATTATTACTACGGTAACAAATGGATGAATTAGAATTTACATTGGATGTTCCAACTTCCGATGCACCTCTCTCTAATGAAGAAGCTGCAAACTTAGCAGACGAACAACAAAAACGATTAGAGTTTAGGGAACAACAAGAAGCTATTAGACTTCAACAACAAGAACAAGACGAACAGCTTGCTCTTCAAAAAAAGAAAGAAATAGAAGATACCAGAAACAAAGAAAACTGGGGTGTTGGTGAATATACAAAAGAAATATTTTCAGCTCTTGGTGGTGGTCTTCAAGACACTGCTTCTTCTATTATTACTTTACCTGAAAGAATCATTGATTTTGCTACAGGTGAAATGGGTAGAGAAAATAAGGAAGGTGGTTATAAAGCAGAATGGGACGATTGGTTTGTAGACGATGAGAATCCTATCGAAACTAAAACATGGTGGGGTAATGCATTAAGAGGACTAACTCACTATGGAACTTTAGCTGCTGTACCTGTAGGAAAGATTGGAGTACTAGGTAAATTAGGCGCAAAAGCTAATTCAGTAGTCCCTGCAATTATTAAGACACCTTTAGCTAAAGCAATAGCATCAAAAGGTATTAAAGGAACATTAACTAGAGGTGCTATAACTGGTGCAAAAGTTGATTTGCTTTCTAAATATTCACAAGATACTAACGCTCTTGGAGCTTTAGAAAGCCATTTTACTGGACTAAATATTCCACTTGCTACCAAAGAACATGACCATCCAATGATGAAGACATTTAAAAATGTCGTGGAAGGTATGGGATTAGGTATTCTATCTGATTCAATTCTGCATGGTTTAGGTGTTGGGTTTAAAAAAACAAAAGGAGCTGTAACAGAAAAGTTTAAAGGTAGTGGATCATTACCTGAAGCTACTGTTGTAGATGAAATGCAAGCAAGTAGAGAAATACAAAGAAAGAAAACAGGCAATATACAAGCTAATGGTAGTAAGGCTGACCAAGCTAGATTAAAACAAATTAATAAAGAGCTAGGTGGTAATCCATTTGATGAAGAGTTAAAAACTATTCAAGCTCAAAGAACTGCTTTAAAAAATCAGAAAAAAGCATTAGTAGCTAACTTAGATCCTGATGATGTAAAAGCTAAAAAAGAAATTTCTCAATTAACTGAAACTATTAAAGAAGCTAATAAAGCAGTTAAAGCAACAAGATTAAAAAGTAATAAGTGGAAACCTAAAAACGCTGACGAAGCTGTACTAAAAGAACGTGATGAAATAGTCGCAAGGATTGAAGCAGGCAAGAAGAAATTCGGTGCTTATAAAAATCCTAGTTTGGCTGATAGTCACCAAGGCAACGCTAACGCTACTGAAGATTTATTCAATGTAAATGAATCTCGTAAGATGATGAAGAATCTTGGTGGAGCTGAAGAGGGTTCTATTGGAACTGTAGTTAGTGTTAATGGTAGAAAAAACATGGCTATGTCTTCTAAATTTGCTTGGGATGAAATATCAAAAATTGAAAAAGCTTTTAAATCTAACGAGCTAATTAAACAAGATATTTCAAAAGCTAGATCTAGAGGATTAACTCCAGATCAATATTACGCTGAAAACATTGCCTTATATAAGGAGATGGTTGAAGGTCGTAATACTTCCAACATGACAGTAGAAGAGTTTCTAGCACCAGCTAAAGCAAGAGGTGTTATTGAAAAGAGAGTAGGTAAACAAGTTATCTATTCAAACGTTACACCAGCTACTGCCAATGCTTTAGACCTTGTTGCTGGAGACTTACTTAGAAAGTTAAGAGATACAGGAATTATGAGTAGAGAGATCGAAGACATCTTTAATTTAAAAGATGTTGATGGTCCTATACAGACAATGGTAGAGCAGCTTATTGGTGTTGTACGTGCAACAAAAATGGCAAGATATGCTGCTGGTCAGACTCTTAAAGAATTTGATTTATCTAGTCCATCATATAGAAAACAAATGTTTGCTGATGTTGATAAGCAAGTTAAAGAGCATGTTAAATCTCTACAACTAGCTGTTCAGTTAGCTGGTAAAACAGGTGACGATAGTCTTCTTAATGGTATTAGAGAAATGATTTCTCAAGCTAACCATCCATCTGATGTGGAATCATTAATGACATTCCTACGTACAAAAATGCGTGGTGGTGAATTAAATGGATCTAAGAAAACAGGTGAGTTAGTTAGACAGTTAGGAATGGTAATGACTAATAGTGTTCTTTCTGGACCTAAAACTCCAGTACGAGCAATTATGGGTACATCCAGTGCAGTCTTTTTAAGACCAATGGCACAAATGGCTGGAGCTGCATTAACTGGTAATGGAAAAATTTATAGAGAAGCATTAGCTGATGTAAACGGAATGATTCAATCTATACCTGAATCTTTCAAATTATTTAAAAGTAAATTAAATAGTTATTGGTCAGGTGATATTGCAGATATTAAAACTCGTTTTGCTGAAGTAACTACTGGTGATAGTAACTGGGAAGCTATGAAATACCTTATAGAAAAAGAAGGTAGTCAAGCAGATAAAGGTATTTTTTATTTAGCTAATATAGCTAGAGCTGCTAATGATAATAAGTTTCTTACTTACTCCACTAAGATCATGGCAGCTACCGACGATGCCTTTGGATACATCTTGGGACGAGGAAGATTAAGAGCTAAAGCATATAGAAAAGTTCTTAGTGAAGCTGGAGGAGAGTACGGAAATGTAACTCCTGATATGGTTGCAAAAGCAGAGAGTGATTTTGTTGACAGTATATTTGATGCAGAAGGTGGTTTAAAAGATGAGTACATTAAAGGAGCAAAAAGAGAAGCTACTTTAACTCAAGATTTAACAGGATTTGCAAAAGGATTAGACACAGTATTTAAGAGTCAACCTTGGGCTAAGCCTTTCTTTCTATTTGCAAGAACTGGTGTCAACGGTCTCAACCTAACAGCAAAGCATACTCCCGGATTTAACTTCTTAGTTGACGAATGGAATGATATTGCTTTTGCGAAACCCGGAGATTTCTCTAAGGTTAGAAAATACGGTATCGAGACTGCTGAAGATTTAGCCAATGCTAGAGCTATTCAAAATGGAAGATTAGCTATGGGTGCTGGAATTATCTTTTTAGCTGGTCAAAAGTTCTTAAGTGGTGAGTTACATGGTAATGGTCCTGCTGATAGACAAAAAAGACAGACATGGATAGATGCTGGATGGAGACCTAGAACTATAAAGTTTGGAGATGTTTGGGTTAGCTACGACGCATTTGAACCATTTAACCAAATACTTTCAATCATTGGAGATATTGGAGATCATCAAGAATTGATGGGTGAAGAATGGGCTACAGATAACTTTCAAAAATTATCTTTAGTAGTTGCACAAGGTATTACCAGTAAATCTTATATGGCTGGGTTACAACAATTTATTGAAATGTTTTCAGGTAGACCCGGAAGTGTTAATAGAATGCTTGCTCAATTAGCAAACAACACTTTACCTTTAAGTAGTTTTAGAAACGAACTAGGAAAGATAATTACTCCATATACAAGAGAGTTAGGTTCTGATATAGAAAGTTCTATACGTAATAGAAATTTATATGCAGAGATATTTGCATCAGAAGAGATACCAATTAAATATGACATGTTAACTGGTCAACCTATTAAAGATCATGACTTTGTAACAAGAATGTTTAATGCGTTTTCTCCAGTTCAATTAAACATGGATTATTCACCGGG